TGATTTTCCCAGATTGATTTTGTGAGTTCGTCAGTTAGTCCAGTACCCACATTAACCACAAGCTTACCATCTAAACTTTCACAAATCAACGAACCAAGAATTTCATCCCATTCGCCTAACGTTTTCCCTTGGTTGAATCCTGTAATGATAAGATCACATGTAAACTCTGTTTTAATCTTCACAAAATCGTTACTGGTTCCATCTTTCCATTTAGCACTCTGGTTTTTAACAAGAGTCCCTTCAAGACCATCTTTAATATTTTCCATGAAATGTTCAATAACTTCATCAACACTATTCACAATACGGGAGTCGATAAGCTTAACTTGGTCTGTGTGCTCTCTCAGATCATCTACAACGGCTTTTAGCCTCTCAAACCTATCGACGTAGGGGGTGTGACAAACACACTCTTTAAACTCGCTGTATGGAACCACATCCCACAGTACGTGAAGCAGCCTTTCAGGGTCAACTTCACTAGAATTCAGATATCCGTTTCCTTTTTGACGAGGCATTAACTTTTGTCGCGCTGGTGTTTCATAAACAAGAATTTCCCCCATAAGAACACAACTATAAGGCAAGTCTAAATTAGAAATTGATAAAAGCATGTCATGAGAAATGTGATGATTATTAATAGCACCACTACGCGAACGAACTTCAAATGTTTCAGATTCTGGATGAATGATGATATCTTCGTACTCACCATCTTCCTTTGTCTGTGAAATGCAAGGGAATTGAATTTTCTTCAAGTTCTTTTCGCTAAAAGAAGATGCCCGCATATAGGGATGAACATAGATTAGATCAGGCCAGACCTTGTTGATTGTTTTTGCAGATGCACCACATTTTAGATCACGATCAATAACACATTTAAACACATAGCCATCATCTACAGAGTCTAAGTTATGATAAACTTCCTCTATCAATCTATGGGCTGCATTACCAGTGACGACACGAGTTGCAATCTCAAACTCCAATACGTCAAGAGCTTGGGCTAAAGTTAGAGTGTATCTGACTTCTTCAAAAAGATTGCATTCTTTCATAGGCTCATTTGGTAGGTCAACATCCTTAACCCCAAATGTGATTGATGGGTCATATGTTAACCAAGCAACACGTTTGAACAGGTTTTCTTCGGGAGTGTCTTTTATGGCTTCGAGTATAGCAGCTTTTTCAGTTCGCTTGGTTGTGGCTTGCAGTTTGTTGATGATTTGACAGACTTCCATTGCATTTCCTTTATTTTGTGAATATCAATATATTGTATCACGATTTAAAAAGGATGTGCAAAAAGAAGAACATATTTGTGCGGAATGTACCTTTATATGCACTTTTCAGAGGTTTCTTCCAAAAAGTGCGTATATTGGGCTTAAACTTCTTCTTCTGCTAACAAGAACGCTTTGCAGATTCCAGATCGTACAATGTCATTTGGTGTGTATCGTACAATGTCAACAGACGATGACGCCATCTTATCAATAACTTTCATAAACTGTTCTAGTCCAGATACGTCAGTTTTTTTATGTAAGTCATTCTGTTTTGTGTCGCCACAGAAAATAATCTTTGAACGAATACCAACACGAGTGATAAGTGTTGACAATTCAAGATAGGTCATGGACTGACATTCATCGACAATCATGATTGTATCATTAAAGGTGGTGCCTCGCAAGAATGATGTGTTATGAAAATCAATATAACCAGAAGCTTTTAAGTTATCATAGTTATTGGTTTTGAATTTCATGGCCTCATCACACAATGCTTTGTATGGAGCTTCATACGCCTGATCTTTTTCAGCTTGATCACCCGGTAAAAAACCAATATCCCTACCTTGAACGGCGCTACGGAATATTGCAATCTTATCATAGGGTGTTGCACTATTAAAAACATCTGCTAACGCACAGTACATTGCTGTAAAAGATTTACCAGTACCTGCACTTCCTAGTTGCAGAATAATGTCTGTATCTCTGAAATGGCTATCCATGTATTGCTGTTGCGGATAGGTTGGATTATCAGGGAATGCGGCAAGATCATGTTGTGTTAGTTTTTTACCAGCATAGGTCTTATGCGCCTCTGGTGAACTACCTTCTACGATCTTTAATCTTCTCGGCTTTTTGCTCATTGCTATTATAGCACCTTGTTGTTTAAATATTTTTTTTTAATGCTGAGTCATAACAAAAAAGCTCAGACCACTTTTGATAAGCGGAATGAGCTTTTGGGGGAATCTAGGAATTTTCTTGAAATGAAATGGTTTGCATTTATTGCTCCCATGGTTCAATTCTATTTATAACGCTAACGAATCTGATCCGTGATATTTCTTTGTGCTGAACTTCCCTCTGGCAAAGCTTTGCTAATGTCCTTTAATCTGTCATTGAAATTGAGCGTAGTGTTCATTGTACCTTGATAGCTTATATTAGTGGTTTGGACTTGTATATACAGAGAAAAAGACCCACACGATTTACAGGGTGTTTCACAGGGTTTGTTCCGTGCTTCTATAGGAAGGGTTTCTTCTTTGGTAATCTGACAATTTCTACATTTATACACGTAACTTGGCATTGATTATATTCCTGAAAGGATTGACTTTAATTTAGCCTCTAAACTATATAGTTCGGTTCTGGGTATATCAATTGTAGTTTTCCAAGATTTACCGTCATCATCATACCTCTTAATAGTGTAAAGAAAATTAAACATAATCTCTTGCATTTCTTTTCTGAATTGACCATAGACTTCTTGATCATGATAATAGAGATGTTTTTTCTTTATCTCATCATCCAATATACAATCATTGAACATTTGTTCTAATGCGCTGATGCTAACAGTGGTGTTACATGGATTAAATTTAACATAAGAATGATAATCAATAGTATCACTATGTCTGGTCTTCCTGAATTCAATCATAGACATATCTAGTCTAGGCAACTTTTGCATCAAATGATACCTTTTGCATAATGGGTGCGTAATGACGAACAATGTCATGTGCTGATTTATTGAATTGGAAATCTGGGAACACTTGAAGATTTTCACTCACACCAGACTTCATAACTCGGGCAGTTTTGATTTCACCATAAGCCAATTCAACAACAACCATTTTCCTTGACCTGTCTTCACCTTTTGTTGAAAAGAACACGTTTTCTTTATCGTACTGAGCAACGTATTCAATACCATCAACATTAATAAAAGATACTTTCACTTAATTACTTTCCTTTTGTATGTATAGATTATAGAGATTTATGTACATATTAGGGTCTGTATGTATAGATTCTGGAACTTTATATACACACAGACACCAACACAAAATTATTTATTCAACAACAGCACCCGCCTCTTCAATTTCATTTTTAAGAGTTTCTGCACCAGCAACAATTCGATCATGAAGTTCTTCTGATGTCAAGTACATATCCTTACCATTTAGAATATTCTTAACTTCTTTTTTGGTAAAGTATGGGACATAGAGTTCCATGCAAATTTTCTTGATTAATCCGCTTGTAGCTTCTGCGGCTTTCAAATTTTCAGAAAATTTACCACCAATGATAGTAGAGCCGTCATGGAACATTGCGTGTGCAAAAGGATACACCACAAACGAGTTTCCTGCAAAGAAAATAAGAGTTCCTGCACTAGCAATTTGTCCATCGGCATGACAGATAATTTGTGCATCTGATCGAAGCATTGCATGAACAATGGAAATAGTAGATTCAAGAGAACCACCACCTGTGTTGATATAAAGATTAATTACATCCTGTTCTTCTGCTAAATCCATTACTGTGATCATATCAACGTATGATCCAATATCAGAAACGATTTCTCCATAAACATAAAAGTTATGAATAGCTCCAGATGGATAAGCTCTGTGTTCTACTGGGTTTGTAACGCTGTTAACCATTACTGATTCCATTTTTCTCATACCTTACCTCTCCATTTTCCATCTTTGATTGTAATGATAGTTCTCTTGCTATTTGGGTACGTTATAATACAACTTTGTGACCAGCTTGAACCGCCCACATTATACCCCATGTCTAATTTAGCCATTACACCGGCATAATACACCCCATCTTTGATTGTTGCTGTGTGAGTGTGTCCTACGTTGTGGCGACTTCCTAGCCTTTGGAATACAGCTACACCACCTCGACTACCGTTTGCACCGTTGTGGCCGTGTTGACCGCATTCAATACCATTACCATCTTCGTCACAAATACGGAAAGACTCATCCGTTTTCAAAAACCGAACATGATCCAGTTCTTTCGAATTGTTCTTGACAGCCCATTCAAAAACAGAAAACCCAAAGTCACCCGCTTTAATTGTCTTGTACTTCTTTAGCTGACATTCAAGAAAGAAGATAGCATTTTCTGGATCAATTTTGTAATCAGCATTCTTCAACCACCGTTCAAGTGCTAGGTCGTGATTTGACTCAACCACAACGGTCTTACAGAAATCCCGATTCATGTCTTCAAGTGTTGCAATGACATTAAAAATATCACTTCGCACAGAATCATTTCCATGAATGTGTGTCTTGAATCGAAAATAGGGATCACCTATGCTGTGATGATTCCTAGAGGTGAAATCAGCAAGATCATTTGCAAACTGAAACTTAGGTCGCAGAGTGTCAATCATACTGTTTGAATTTCTACCAAATGCCAGATCATACACTTCAACATCTTTTTTCTCAGAATGCAGATCACCCCAATTAATCGCTTCCACATAATTAGAATTATACACTCCATTGGGTGTATAACACTTGTCCAGATCATAAAAGCAACCTGTACTGGTTTCTGCATTCAACTGACGAACAAAGAAATCCCCTTCTTTGTCAACCTCAATCAAAAGCGCACTGAAAGCATGGTGAAACTCTGCCTTTTGTCCAGATTTCTTTTGAATATAGTTTCGCTTTGTCACAGCACCTGTAGTGTACATAATCTTCGCGGGGAGTGATTTATGTGTTGGAATCGACTCAAGTTGCAATTTGGCATGAGGAACTATAGCAGAAGCAGCACGAGTGTAGCTGTGAAGACCGCTGAGAGGGTTTACGGCTGTAGGTAGTATGTTGAGTTCACCACACCACATAAGGTCGTTACAGAGCATCACAGGCTTGTCTAGGATATACTTCTTAATCCGAGGATCATACCACACCTCTTCTGAATCAGTTCCTTTTTGTAGGTTCTGAAACCCTGATGTGTTGTAGGTAAATGTTCCACATAAAATTTGTGCATTCCTTTCACCCGCTAACACTTCTAAGCTGTCCATAAACTTGTTATGCACAAACGTGTTGTTCTGAGCAGAAATAGCAATGTAAACACCTTCACCCAAAACTTCAATGTCTTCGTGCAATGCTGACAATTTACCAGACGCTACAGGTTTTTCACTGTACTCATCCCACCATTTAATGTATGTCCTTTTTAACACAAAATCATTAAGTGTGGATTTTGCAATTCCTGTCAATTGGCTGATCTGCCTCGTTGAAAGACTATCATGTTTATATCTTAGAACTTCTAACTTCACATTATCATCTTCTAGTAATGCTGCCATATTAAACCTTTTTCCATTTGTTGAATTCTAGTCTTGCCATCAAACCTTTAAATGTTCTTTTGCGTATAACTCCCATGAGTAGTTTTTGTGAGATTCCAGACTGTATCATATCATTTATATCTTGCTTATTGTCTGTTGAGTTTGGCCAGATCACTACAGATCGCCCTTGGTCTATGGCGGAATCAATGAGCTTTACTATATTTTCGTTACGCGATTCATTGTCAAAAATTAAAACATCTGCATCTGACCTTGTTAGGTTAGCATCACATGTTGCAAGACAGTTATCTACGAACAAAGAATCAAGCGGCCCTTCAACACAGTAGGTTGTTTTGGTCTTATCCAAATTCTCCAACCCGTATATTTTTGTCACGTCATCATGTGTTTTGATGGTGATGTATTTCATCTTAGATTTCTTTAAAGCTCTGCCTTGAATCAATTTTATGTTACCAAGTTCGTCATAAAAAGGTATCACGATTCTTGGCTCGTTTTCAAGTAAATTCTTAGACGAACTTTTACTTAACTGCATACAAACCGATTTAAAATCATCGGTATACAAAAGCCGTTCAATCTGAGCTTTTTTGAATCCTCGCCCACATAAATAAGTTATAGCAGGATGATTGTCAGGTAAGGTAGCACAATTTACCGTATTAGTCAAAACAGTTAGTGAAGTTTCTTCTTTTTTGTTTATGACTGTATTGAAAGATGGTTTTGTTGTCTTTTTAACAGGAACTTCTTTTTTCTTTGTTGTGAAGCTATGGAGTAGTGTTTCTTTTTTGTATTCTTCAAATTGTTGTGGTGCGTAGTCAAACACAAAGTTATAAAAGGATCGAGAGTAATTGCAATTTTTACACTGCACATTCAATGATCCTTTTCTAACATACAAAAAGAATCGAGTGATTGTGCTGCTTTTCTTTGAGTCACCACAAAATGGACACCGACATACATGAACATTAGGTTTGACTTTCCTGAAACGAAGAAGCCCTAAGCTCAATCGCTTCATCCAAGCCTCATCTACATAGAGCTTCGTTTGAAACATAATAATTTCGTTTCCTAAGTATATAAATAGTAGTATAAATTCTAACATAATAAAAGATAGTGGGCAATCCTTATGGGTGCAGAACAACTAGAAATATGGCAGATAGTATCAATTATATTTGGGATGTGTTTTACTCTGGTATCTCCTGCTATATGGTATTCTCGCACTCAGTCAACAAAAACACAACAATCCGCTGAAAAAATGGTTGTCGAACTTAAAGAGTCAACCAAAGAAATGATAAATTCTATTGTTACTACACAAGAGAAGACATCAACAGAGGCAAGACAAGACTTAAAAGAATTTAGAGAACACTTTGACAAACGTATAGGTGAGATTTATTCCGCGATTGACAATAAAAACAAAGAACTTAGAGACT